CTAAACTGAATGTAGTATGGAGCCATGGGCGGAATCGTCTGGCTGACCGAACGGCTTAAGCCGAATCGGCTGCCAGCCGATCCGCCCGTTCTTTATTTTCCCTTCCATCCAATCTCCCTGAGTCGGGTGCCTGAACAGCACTTCGAGCTTGCCGTCGCCGTCTGCGTCCCAGATGCGGAACAGTCGGCCGTCGTTCATCGGCCCGAACTTGCGGCTGTCCCCGATCGCCGTCCATTCCACCCTCATCTCGTTGGACGGATCGTTTCCGACGGCGCTTTGTTCGCTCAGCTTGCCCAACCACCAGTCTCCGAACAACGAATTGTACAGCAGAATCTCGTCCCCGTCACCTTCGAACGAGCCATACCAATACCCTCCGTCCGGCCGGAAGCGGCCAAGCCCCTCCCAGTTACGGTACCAACGGTCGATCATATTGTGGATGTTATAAAATTCCGTGTGCCTCGGCGCGTAATCGAAGTCATTCAGCTCCGGTTCACCGAACAGCCTCGCCCCTTCCTGATGAATGCAAGCATGAAGGTTCGACGATTCGATAAAGCGCCCTAGCTCGTCGGCGCTCGCGAACGACTCCGGCCGGAACAGAACTCTCGCCTCGGCCGCCTGATTGTAGCAGGGCGTCCTGCGGATCGCTTCGGGAACGGAAACCCATGCCTCGATCAAGTTCGGATCGAGTCCGTTCTGGCGATACCAAGCCTGCGCGCGGCCGATAAAATCGCGGTGAAATTGCAAAAACTCCAGCCCGTAGCCGGGCGGCGGGTTGTTGATGTTGACGTTGTGCCGGGCATGATGCCAATTCTTGTGCTCGTCGAGCAGGCTCTGCGGAAAATTCGGAATGCGCGACATCGGGTCAGCCCCCTCCAAAGATATGCCGCCTGCGCGGTCTGCGGGCAGTATGATTGCCTATAGCATATGCAGAGGGGGCTCAGGTGGGTACCGATGCCTAGTAGAGCATTCCAGAAGTAAAATGCGATTGCGCTCGAAGCCGATGCAATCTTACTCTCCAACCCGACTCAGCGCGGTTGCAGCGACTCTGACGTCCCATTCGATGCTCCAACCCGACTCAGCACGGTTGCAGCTACTCTACCGGCCCATTCGATGCTCCAACCCGACTCAGCACGGTTGCAGCTACTCTACCGGCTCATTCGCTGCTCCAACCCGACTCAGCACGGTTGCAGCTACTCTACCAGCTCATTCGCCGCTCCAACCCGACTCAGCGCGGTTGCAGCTACTCTACCGGCTCATTCGCTGCTCCAACCCGACTCAGCACGGTTGCAGCGACTCTACCAGCTCATTCGCTGCTCCAACCCGACTCAGCACGGTTGCAGCTACTCTGACGTCCCATTCGATGCTCCAACCCGACTCAGCGCGGTTGCAGCTACTCTGACGTCCCATTCGATGCTCCAACCCGACTCAGCGCGGTTGCAGCTACTCTGACGTCCCATTCGATGCTCCAACCCGATTCAGCGCGGTTGCAGCTACTCTGACGTCCTATTCGATGCTCCAACCCGACTCAGCGCGGTTGCAGCGACTCTACCGGCTCATTCGATGCTCCAACCCGATTCAGCGCGGTTGCAGCTACTCTGACGTCCCATTCGATGCTCCAACCCGACTCAGCAAGACTGAGTCAGCCTAGATTCTTCAACGCTTTGGTTACGTTACTTCGGGGGCGCTCTACTAGACGGGTTTGACCGACGAGATTGGCCGACCGGATTAGCCGGTGAGACTGATGGGCGGGATTGGCCTACGGCTTCACAGCCGTGCGGATACCGCGTTTAACCCGTCTTAATGTCGACCGAGGTGTCCGCTCCGCTCCAAACTACTTTCGCCGTATCGTGGACTGCGATCAAATCTCTTACCGGCACGTACCCAAAGTTTCCGAATAATAGAGTCGGAAGCGGCTGACCGTTAGCCGTAACGGTTTTATTCGTGAAGCCGATTTTGAGCTGGAGTGCTTCACCCACCGTTCTTGCGGGGACCCAAGTCTGGCCGGAGATTAGGCTTCCCTCGGCAAGCGGTTTGCCGTTAAGCCGGACGGGAATTGTCAGCGGCTCCCGTTGCGGAGGATTCACCGGTTCTGGACGAGCAGCCTGTTCGTCGTATTGCGTCAGACGATTGCTCTGAATAAGGGCGATGATTTTCGAGCCGTATTGCGGATCGGTCGCATACCCGCTCAGACGCAGGGCTTCCGCCTGAATCTCGGGAGTAGGCGCCTTCCTGACGCGTTCGTAGCGAGAGAGCTGAAGCAGCAGATCCTGATCCTTATAGAAATCGTAGATGCTGTCGTAAGCGCGGAACAGCGCCGTCGTATCGACCCTCGCACCGTTCTCGACTTCCCACGTTCCCTTGCGCACATACTGGCCTTTCCAGTAAGCGTTCGTTTGGCCGCTGCCGACCTTAATCCCTCCGAGATTGTTCCAAGGATGCAGCACTCCCCCCGTTTCCAGCAGGTTTTGGGCCAACCTGACAGAAGGAAACAGAGGGGAACCTTCTCTTCTAACCCGGATCGCTATCGGAGCCAATGTGGCGATAAACTCCGCTCTGCTGAGCTTGACCATCGGATCTTTCCTCCCTCTTTTTCGTAAAATGATAGACGCCCGACGCCGTCAATCCGATTACGGAGATCGTCGTGAGTGTCTGCTGAACTTGCTGCGGTACGAGTATGAAGACAGTCGCGATGAGCAGGCTGACGAGGTGGTAGTAGCGGCTCGGCACGCGAAACTCCTTCGCGACGCCTACATATGCGGCGACTATAGGGGCAAGAAGCGCCACCTCATCGGTCATCGAAATCAGTTTGTCCATAGTGTATTCAACCTCCTTGCAGGTTGGTCACGGCCGCAATCACGGCGGCGACGATCGCCCCGACCAGCGTCCGCCACAGCCAACGCTGGTTGTCGGCAATCTCGTCTATCCGCAGATGCGCCGACCTCGTAGACTGCAGCGCTTCAAGCGCCGCATCTCTTGCTGCCTCCGCCGTCTCGCGGACATCGGTCAACGCATCTATCTTCGTCTCCAACCTAACGACGCGCTCCCGAATTTCCGAGAGCACGCGCGCTTCTTCGCTGGACATGTGGCGACACCTCCTGGGATTTAATAGTTTTTTGTGATATTAGTTGAATTAATCTGTGGGGTTAATACGGCCCGGCAAATTTCTACTTCCCGTTCATTCGGACTCCAGTGCCTCATTCAGAATAGCTTCCACTTCCGCTCGCTTGGACTCCGGTACGTCGTCTATCGTTTTGATTCCTTTTCGAATCAGGCTGGCGTAGATTTGTGCCATGGTTTTCAGCTCCTTATTGGGGGGGTATAGACTTACGACCTAAAACTCGTAAATCAATAATCCTATCGCTTCCCGCCCGAAAATACACTCATCAACCTCTGCAACCCAGGCATCGCCCCCGAGTTCGTCTCCACCAGCGTCTCGTAGATTTCCGTCAGTCCCAGCATCACCTCTACGCTCTCCGCTTCGAGCTGAGCAATTCTCTGCTCTGGCGACAATGGCACCGGGGCGTTCCTGATCTCGTCGATTTGCTCCTGTGGCAGCCCTTCGCCCCAGCACTCCGGCCGGATCGGCTCAACGTATGCCGGACGTTCTCCGCGCTCCTCTTCGGGTAGGGCGTACCAACCTGCGAGTTCTTCATCATAGGCCTCGCGGGAGGTGACAAGCGCAGTCTGATAATTGTCCCATAAATTAAAGTCCCATCGGGGCTTAAACAGCCCGTTTGGGACTTTCTCGGCGATGATATATCCAGTTACGATTTCTTCCGGCTCCTCGTCGTCTTCTGCGGGTAGCCGCTCGCGGATTTCCGTCACGCCTGTTTGCGAGAGTGGGACGAGTACAGGTTCGACGTAGTATCCGTCGAGGTCTATTTGTATAGCTGCTTTCATGGTTTCTCCCCCTTAATCCACTCGGTAAGATATGGCGAACATGTAACGAGTAGCCGCCGCCAAGGTTACACCGGTCGGTATTTGAACGGCTCCGCCTGAATTAATTAAAATTGAACCGGCGTCCGCGCCTCCGGATGTACGCATAAGTACCGCGCCCATATGCACGCTCGGTATATACCCCTTTGGTAGATCAGCAATTTTCGTTAACGCTGTGATTACGCCCGACGTGATATCTCCGATCAAAGTAACGATTCCGGTATCGGACTTTGAATATCTTAGCGTCCCCGTCCAATTACTCAGCAAGGTTGCATTGATCCATTGCGGTTGTTGCCTCTGCACCTTCGTGTTCGCCAGGACGGACGTTTCCGTTCGAGCTTCGACAACCTCCCGCACAAGCGATTTTACCGACTCCCGGATGTTCGGTGCATACTCCGCACTGATCGTCTGCGGGGCGATGCCGATCGCATAGGTGTCGAGCGCCAAGTAGGTGACAGAATAGGCGGCGGATGGGTCGTAATAAGTCTTTACGAATGAAGCCGAAAGAGTAACTCCAGTCCACCAATACTTATCTCTCTCTCCATTTCTAAAGACGTCCAGCCACTTACCGACCGTATGCGAAATCCTCCCAGGTGCGTAAAAAGGATTGCTGTGTTGACTCGCTATATAGTAAGCATTATCCGCAAACATTGGATTTGCAACTTCCCGAACAACAATCCCCGTTCCGACCTCGACCTGATTGTCACCCTCATGCAGCATAAGAGCGCCCTCGTATGCGACAGGCTCGTCTACGCTTTGGGCGAGTTGGTACATGAGGCGGTAGGGAGTAAAGCCTTGGTTATTAAAAGTAGTGGGGACTGTTGTCGTTGCGCTACCGTCGTCAACTACTGGGGCTCCCAATGCCGACGGATGCTTAATGCCAACACCGTTGTATAGCTTGAACCACATTTTCGTGCCGCTGCCGCTCCAAGGCGGAAACGATGTATCTGCGCCGTTGCCCATCTTCCATCCCAAAAAATAAGCCTTAATCTCATCTGCTGTAGGTGTGTAGGATTCGCCCCAGCCACTGTCGGTGTCGGCAATACCAATATAAGAATGCAAGCCATCTGTATAGATGGCGTCTACTGTTGGTGGATAAGCTGCATTATTTATGTTTAATATTTTGCCATCATATTTAATGGCAAACATGTTGCCTAGTGATTCATTTATTCCAGATGGACGCGTCACCCTTACAACTTTATATCCAGTGTAGTCCGTGTTATACGCCCACGCCAACGAACCATCCAGTACCATTTCCCGAAACCGCCGCGTCACCCTCGGTTTGCCTTGTCCATCCGTATACAGCCGATCTGCTACACTGCCGTCTACGTTGGAATGGAGGTTGCAATCCGGTAGGTAGAGATAGGACGGTTTCTGCGGCTCGAACGAGAGAGGTTCGGAGCCGACGTTGAGCATGGGATTGAATAAGTGTCCGGTTGATGTAACTAAAAATCCAACTCTCACCCTGTCAATAGGCTTGTCCAAAGTCGTGAACGATTTTGAGTTAATTCCGTCGTTTGTCGCAATTCCTCCGGTTGAGCCGTCTTTATAATGAATATCCAAAAAAACAAAGGCGTTCGCGGAAGTCGCCGACTCAATCGAAAGTGTATAGGTTGTGTTCGGAGAAAGCATCATTATCAAATCGTTCTCTCCGGCGCTTGTCATTTCTATTCTGTATTGTTCTTTAACTACAGTGTTTGCGCTCAAATTCCACTCCGAAAACGGAGGAAGCAGATTCTTCCCCTTATTCTCGATATAGACGGCATTGACGTGCTTCATGTCGTCTACGTAGGGGTACATCATTTCAATCTGCGCAGCGGTCATACCCCCAATAGCTTCATATTCTTCCGCCGTAATCTGATATAGGGAAACTCCATCAACATAGGCTGTTTGTCCTGTCGAACCATTGCAGTCGATAGTAAAGAAATTTCCGGAGTGGAGATCAGACGGTTGCAACCGCATATTGACGCGCGTAAAGGCCGTTGTCGAAGTCACCAGCGCCCCATATATCGCAGTACCTCCACCGTTATTGTCCTTTCGAATCGCGACCGACGATGCCGTTCCAAGCTTCACATACGCAGAGTAAAGATAATGCTTAGCAGGGTTCACCCCGATTGCCGCCGCTGTTTTATTCATACTGGAACTATCCGCCGTGCTAGTGATCTTAATCCCGTTGTTACCAAAAACCTTGTTTGTGGCGTCGAGGCTTAGTGTACCTTGGTATACCGCCCAACCGTTCAAACTCTCACAATTCCCATCCCGACCCAACAAATTAACGAGCGTCCGCCCTTTAATGGTCGGATGTAGTATCGCCGGAACATCCCCACCTTGTACGACCTGGACACCTTGCTTCAGCGTCAATTGATTGAGAGGCTTGTCCGTCAAATGGTCGTATATTTCCGAGATTGCTCCAGCCACATTGGTCGATGACGTAGGGAGGGAATTCAATGGGCCGAGAGCATGATCAACGCTGTCCATATTTTCATTCAAAGTGTTTATACTGACAAATTCACTCTCAAGTGGCTTTATTAATCCGATATTAGTCGTAGATTCCGCCATGTGACCGACTCCTTATGGCTTAGAAATAGTTAAAAACGCTTATGTTATCAGTGTTTGTGAGCATCCACACTACGTCAAAGAAGCCGACAAATTACTCAGCAAGAACGAAATAAGAGGCGAAGGCTTACTTACTTGGTGTCGCTTAATGCTCTCCAGTACTCGCGGGCACCAGCAATGTCGCAGATCAAAATACACACTGTCCGATTACATGCCGAATGTTCTTTTACCCGATGGCTATCCAGTCCACAGCTACTACTTTTGTTAATAGCCAACTAAATCCATCACTCGTTACATTAGGCATATGGGCTGAAGTCAAAAAACCTCCTGACGTATTCGTCGAAAATGCCCTTAAATAGTTGGTCCACATCCATTGGTCAGTTCCGCTAGTAGAAAGAACAACAATAAATTTAGGTGTAAACGGGAGGTTAGTAACAGTAAGTGTGCCAGGAGATACAGACACCGCAGAACCCGAAGCAAATGCCTTCCCCTGTATCAAAGATCCTGCAAGTCCGAATACGCTCTTTCCAGCCAAGATATTAGCGCTGATAAAATTGGGATCATCTAAATACGTGAAGTTTACCCCATTCCAATAGCCAATAGATGGACGGAGATTTAATCTTCCTTGTACTGCAACTGAACCAGTAGCGGGAATATCGTTTCCACTTCTATTTGGCATCGTCCCCGCTGTCCCCGCAATAGTAGTACCCGCAAGCACCTTATCCGCCGGCACAACGACAGCCGCAACTTGCCCGGCTCCTCCATGTTTGCCCGCTGGGATCGCCTGCGCAACTGCTCCCGGAGTAAATGACATATTTCCCCTGTCGACCATCGTTCCCGTCAACTTAGTCCCAGCAGCACCATAAGCCGTTTTGGATGCCAAGATATCCCCCGCTGTAGCGGTAGCATCGCTAGTATCCGGACCTACATGAATTTCTTCAATGTTACCGGCCATCTCTGCAAAACTATCATTCGCGTCCGTCGGAACACCTTTGTCAGTGATCGCGGACGCGATTAGTGCTTTACCGTCACTGACATTTGTAAAAAGCTCCGATATAGCCCCCGCCGCATCCTTAGCCGTCGTCGGCACAGAAGCCATATCTCCTAGCGTCTGATCGATCTTGTCCATATTCGAATTAATAACCGCAACATCCGCATGTTCGTTCTCTACAGGCTTATTAAGCCCAAGATTAGGAGTCGTCTCCGCCATTAGCTCCAGCTCCTTGTCATCACTTCACCCCAGGTGAAGTTACTGAGTTCGCCCCACGTCTTCTGCTTGAGTTCGCTCCACTGCGTGTAGGTGAAGGCGTACTCGACGGCGAGGTGCGCCGGTTTGATTTCTTCGATGACAGCTTTGAGATCGTCCAGGTTGGGCGGAATGCCCCGCGTATCCACGAACTTGACCGTGAACGTGTAGGCTTCCGGCTGAAGCGTTACGTCGACTGTTCCGCCGTCATAGGCTTCGGCTACCGACTTAATCAGGCTGACCGTCACCGTCCCAATACCGCGCATCTTGGACAGAATGACACTCCGTCTTTGCCCGATGGGCTTGGAAGCATCGACTGTAATGCCCAGCTCGTTTTCCCAATGCTCCAATCCCCAAGTCGCCGTCGAGACAAAATATTGCTCAAGCGTGCCGTCAAGCGCCTGCCATAGAGCGTCCAGTTCCTTGCCTTGAGACTCCATGTTGGCGCTCATGACTCTAGAAGTAGCATAATAGTCCGGGAGAAAGGACAACATCTCCTTCCCCCGGACGCTCGTCATCGCATAGTTACTCAATTAAGCTCACCGTCCCGATTACCGCGACTTCGCCAAGCGATAAATCGATATTTTCAATACCGCCATTCACTTTCAAATCTTCGAAATCGACGATTCGCGGAATATCCAGCAAGATCGCCGAAATCCGGTTGTAACGAATGAGAGAGTCAACAAAAGCGAGCTGTTCCAAATACTCCGCCAATCCCGCTTCGAAATCCTCTCGAGCCTGTTCCAAAGTCGATCCGCTTGCCAGCGTCAGCTTGGCTTCTATATTAAGCGGCACTTCGATCGCCGCCTCTACCGTTACCGCAGCGCCGATCGGAGCTTTGCCTTCTCCTTGGCCGATGGCGGGAGAAATATGCTGCTGAACTGCATCCACGATCGTCTGGCTAGGAGCTCTCTTATTGTCATCAAGCACATAGATCCTGACCGTTCCCGGACCGTCCCATAGCGGTTCGACCTGAACCCGGCTTACCCCCGGCGTCTCCAAGGCCCATTGCTGGTAGTCCGCCCGATTGCCGCTCGTACCCGGCTGACGTACCTTCAATAGATACCGCGCAAGCAGAGATTCATCGGACTCTTCATCCGCTCCCCCGGTAATTGCCGCCGTATTCGTAATTCCCGTTACGCCCGTAATCGGCTGGACGAGCAGGCTGACCGCGCCAATCGGAACGTTGCCGCGAGTACCCGGCTCGACCGCTCGAATCGGAATGATCGCCGCGCCTTGGCTATTCAGAACAGTTGCCTCCACCGTTTCATACTCGATAGACGATGTCTCCGTCATCTCATCGGCCGGAGTCGCCACTCTGGAACCAAGGGGAACAACCGCTCCTGCGGTTCCCGTCATTTCAACAGCCCCGGTCGCCGCAACGGCCGGTCGGGGCAGCACACCATGCTCCTCGCACCGCATCCTCAAATACGGCCCGAACGTTGTCCTCGCAAAGCCCCGATCCAGCACCTCGCGCGCCCATTCGGAAGCCCGGTACAACTGATAAGCCGCAGGGGCCAAAGAGTCCCAAATATAAGAGCCTTCCGACTTGTCGAGGTCGGCCGGCACACGCTCGAGCATCCGCGACATAATGTCCTCTTCCGTCTGATCCTGTAAAAATTCCGGTATCGCCGCCATTACACATTCACCGCCATTCCTTCGATTTCCGCTGTTTCGTCATGGATGTTAGAGATCGCACAAGTGAAATAACAGCTTTCACCTCTCCACTCACAAGAGAAACGGTCAACCCTTGCTGTTCGTGGATCACTCATCAAGGTCTCAACTGCAATACGTTTAATCTCCATCTCAATGACAGCCCGCGGCAGGCTGGAACGAATTAACTCTTCGAACTCCTGACCGTAATTCCTTGAGTAGACAAGATGCTTATAACGCTCGGTGAGAAGAGCCTTTCGGCACCATTCGATCCACGCCTCTTTACCCTCACTGCTTGCAACCTGACCAGTCGGTGTCATAATGAACTCTCCAGCATCGAAGTCAAACCGCCAGCTTCTTCCGAAAAAGACTTCTTCTTTCGCCTGCTCCATCGATTCTTCTACCGGCAATTCCGTCGGAAATAAATTAGCCATTTGAGTTCACCACCTTACAAACAATTACGGCATCCTTGCCGCCGTTCACCGGAACGGCCAGCACGCGGTCTCCAGGTTTAATCCCGGCAGACCAATTCAGCCGCACTTCGCCTATTTTTGTCTCATTAAAATCAAAGCGCGTTTGCTGAGAAGGATTACCGCCCCCTATCGGGTTACCAGCTTCATCCACCGGGGCAATCATCGTGCCGATGAGAGCAAAAGCAGGAATCTCTAATTCTGCCATCCACTCCGCCATATAATAGTCCGGTATTTCATATTTGAATGAATCCAGTTTCACGCCCGATCCCGTAAACGTTCCCAACTCCGAGGGCACTCCGGATAGCATTTGGGCCGCAATGCCGGAGAAGCGGCTTTCCAGCGTCGATACTAAACTCTTGTACGGGTCAGCCACCAAAATCCCTCCTGACTTTGCTCTCCGCGGCAAGTTCCAGTTCCATCCGCCCCGGATTGCCCAATTGATGCCTCACCTTAGTTACAATAAGTTCCGAATTGTTCAGGCGAACGCGATCGCCCGCGCGAACCGTATTGATGTCCAGCGCTGTGACCGACATAGTCTCCTGCATGCCGAGCAGCGTTTTGGCTGCAACCTTCCTGGCCTGCTCTACCGTCTCGATCTTGCTGTCCATGATCAGCTTTTGCAGCGTACCGTACTTTTCGATATCCTTTTCCATTACAGCCAGCGTCTTAGCTACCGCGTTTTCACTTTCTTGAGGGCCGATTACTTTGACCTTTGTAATAGCGCCTTCAAGCGTGCGGTTTTGAGTCACCTCTTCGAGCGCTCCCAGCTCCCAAATTACTGAGTTGCCACCAACTTCGAATAACTCAAGACCGCGACTGGTCATTCTTACCCGGTACATTGCGCCACCCTTATCGACTGTTTCCTTCAAATCTTCCATAATCATCGATAAAATCGTCTGGCTGCGCTTGATGTTGCGAGCAAGTTTCTCCCGGGTATCCACAATATTGCCGACCGGGATTCCCCATGACATAGCATATTGCTTAATCCGTTCGGTCGCCGTTTGATTTCCTGGCATGAGACGCTCGTCCTCTGATTTTGCGAGATAGATCGTTTTCTCGTAAGCGGTAATATTAAGGTGCTTGCGACCTGTATTGGAACTGTGGCAATCCCATACAACGGCAGGATTCAATAGATTTTCTTTTTTCGCTCTACCAAAAGGTATACCTGCGATACGAATTTCCTGCCCTGGAGTAATAAACGGCATATCAGGTGTAACGACTAATTTAATGTTGACGCAGTAAGCAATCTCATTCAGCGACTCTTCCAACGACAGACTCTCGACTAACTCACTCAAATCATACTTATTGGCAAGTACAACCTCATAACTCATGGCATCACCAGCTTCTGACCAGGTCTGATCAAGTCAGGGTTACGCCCGATCACCTTCTTGTTGGCATTATAGATGTCCAGCCATTTCGAACTGCTTCCAAGTTCTCGCTTAGCGATTGCGGTCAACGTGTCTCCAGATCTAACCACATATACTTTAGGCACCGGTTTCGTGTCAGGTCGATCAGGTATTTTGGATCTATTCCCAACTTTAATTCCTCGGTAGGTACGAAACGTAATGTCAAAATAGACATCGCCATCCTCTCCGCCCTTAAACGTCGAATCGTGTGCGGTAACAAAGGCTGGTGTATTAATAATTGTCCCAGAAATTATTAATCGAATAGGCGTTTTCCTCATCAGGAGCGAGGTTAATCGGTTCATTGCAACCTGCGGATTCGGATGCTTTGTGGGGTCAAACTGCTTTTTTAGATCCGACTCCCCTTCTTCGCCTCCAGGATTCATTTGGCATCGGCAATAGCTGCTATCGTGCAGTTTGGGAAAAAAAGAAGAGAAGGCAATTTCCTTAACCTTCTCCCCTTGAGTAAGATCGATTTCTCCCAACGACAAAATCGTTGCCGTCTCAAACTGTCTTTCCCGTCGAATTCGCACCTCTTCGGGATTCACCGGAAAAATAAAATCTCCATCGATAGGATCGCGAATAGTAAAGTCCATGCTTTATCACCTTCTTTCGAATTAGGCTAACACTGCGGACTTATTTGTCATGGCTTGCTTTACAGCCAGTGCAATTTTGTGGCCGACATTGATCGATAATTCATCATAATTAATCTCTGTGCCTTGAAACGAAAGTTGCACGGTACCTGGAGGTACCGTCACATAAATTGCATTTGAAACAGTTGACCCCGAAATGTCAGGTTTTTGATTCAACAATGGTTGAGCTTTTGATTCACCTGTGGGGTATGAATTCAATTTAAAATTGGATCCTGGAAATCCAGGATAATAATTCCCATAAAGTTGATAAGGTAACTCTTCAATAAAATTAGTCACATCTTGAGGAATTTTCTTAATATCGCTCATAATGCTATTGAATTTACCGCCTACATCACTTAAAACATCATTGAATTTATCGCCTACATTATTAAAAAAATTCTTGTTAATATCAGTCTGAATTTCTGTTTTCTTCGCAATGTCATCAATCGTTACTCTGGGAATATCGCCGAATGTATCGCCTAAACTATTAAAAAAATGCTTGTTAATATCGATCTGAATTTCTGTTTTTTTCGCAATGTCATCTATCATCCCTCCCGAGTAGACATACCTTCCAGCTTCGCGTCCAAGTTTATCTCCAACCCCACTAAAGTAATACGCCCCAATTGCAGATCCAACTAGCGGTACTCCCAATGCTCCCAGGATTCCTCCTACAGAACCAAACAATAAATATCCCGCAAGTCCTCCTATTTCTTCATAAAGCTTGCCGGTCCGGTCTTCCGGTGGTGCATCGAAGACTTCCATAGTCCGCGTACCGACTTCTAAAGGCTTTGCAAATTTTGTGATACCTTTAATAAACTTTGATAATCCATTAAATTGCCCACTATTTAATGCTAAGTCAAACCTAGTTTCCCTCCCCCCGACATTACGCCAATTACGCAAGATCTCTAAATCATCAATTATCGCTTCTGCATATAAATATTTATCCATTACATTTTTAGCCATAGATGAAAAATTCTTGATATTTCCCCAATCAACATCAAGTGAATTGGAACTATCCGGATGTTCATTGTCGAAAAATTGGCTTTTCTCTTGAAAGAACTGGTCTTTCAGTCCGTTACTTGAAATCATCGCAATAGGATTAAAGTCAGATCGCTTAGGATTCTCAGAAAGTACATTCTCCGACACTGCACCTAAAGAAAGAGTCGCAACTTGCCCATTTAATCTATACAGATTTTTTGCTATCCTCTCGGTCTGTGGTATTACTCTTTCCGTTAATCGTGGAACAGGATTAGCTCGTATACGTCCCAACTTCTCCGTCCGCCTTTGAAGCCTCTCCAAATAGTTGTCGATAGTCTTAAATGTCTGCTCTGTGTGAGCTAATCCATCAGCATTAATCGCCACTTCTTGTCGATTTCCAGCCACATCCTCACCTTCCTTTCCCCGCCGACATTTTGCTTTCCGATTCCCACTCCAGCTCCATACTAGCCATCAGGAACAACTGCTCGCCGCGAGGCAGGTTCCAGAACTCTCCGGGGCGCAGGTGGTGGCGAACCCACAACGCATGAATCATGCCGGCGAGCGCCCCGGATCGGATTAGTTTTTTACGTCTTCCAGTTCTGTATTAAAGCCGGATAGATCAAGCACGACATCGCCCAGAGCGGAAAGTTCGCCCGCCAATAAAATACGCTTGATCACTTCTTCAGCGCTGCTGGCCGAAAACTTGGATAGAAGTTGAGGGTTACCCCAGTTTGGACTCACGGTCGAAGCAGCAATAAGCGACACGTTGAACATTTCTTCATCCAAATGTGTAGTCGTCTGACCACGCCGCTCTTTGCGCTCCGTGCAGCGTTCGCGGATGCTAAATACCTGCTTGCCGGTCAAACCGCGCAGCTTCACCGGAATGTCCAGCCGCTCCAGGCGGACGGTGCGCTCGGGGAGCGTGTCGGCGCCAAGCAGCCGCTGCAAAATCTGTTCATCGGTCAATTGTTCCAAAGACATGTTTTCGTTCCTCCTTTTCTTAACCCGCTACGATCGGATCGAGCAGACGATACCCTTCGAAGGTGAACGCCGTCTCTTCCGCGACTTCCTCGCCGGCCGTCCAGTTCGCCAACTGGATTTTGTCCGGCACGCAATTGAGCAGTTCGATGCGCTCGAAGCCGTAAGCCTCCGGATCGGACAGCTTGTTGATGATGTTGAACTTGGCAAAACCGCGGCTGATCATATCGCTGGTCACCTTGTAACCGCTCATCGTGCCTGTGCCCTTCTTCGTGCCGAGCTTGTGAACGGTCCATTCCATGCCCGCCAGCTTCAGCTCCCGCTTCTCCACCTCGACGGAGGCTTCCAGCTTGTTGATATTCGTCTGCCACACCCCGTCGATAAACACTTGCCCGTACGTCCCGAGAATCGCTCTTGTCGGATCCATCATGTTCCTCGTTCCCCCTTATCGCACGATAAACGTGCTGAAAATTTGTTCCATAACGTCCGTCAGACGAGCTTCCCATTTCAGGAAAACCTGGTCCGGCTCCGGCGTGAATTCCGGATCGACGTATACGTCGTAGCCTTCGGCTTCGATGACGCCCGCTTGGGCGAGAGATTGCATGTATTGCTTGCAGGCGCTGATCAAGGCCAGTCGGCCTTCCTCCGAGTTGTTCACCTTACCGATATAAGAATCCTCGGCCGTCCGCTGCAGATCGGAGTTAATGCTGTCCATCACGCGGATCGTGCGGATTTTTTTCCACGGATTGTTCTGGCCTTCGCGCAGCGTGACGAGGCTGTTGATTCCCCGAAGCGCTTTAACGAGACGACCGTCATGTACGAGCAGGAAAACCCCGCCGCGAACCGCCTGCTCCTGTTCCGCCCTTGTCCAGCGACGCGTCACGTCCTCGAACGGAGACGGAGCATACGTGACAGACTGGCTCAGTCCTTGGCCTGCGATCAGGCCGGCGACATAAGCGGCTACTTGAGCGGAGCTGTAGACCGCGTCTCCAAGCTTCGCCCCCGTCGCGACGTTAACGATGCCTTCGTGATTCAGCGCAGCGCTGCGAGCAATGGCTTTCGCGACCGCGTCGGCCGCCGTATCGTCCGCAGCAGAGCCGCCGAGGACGGCGATTACACCTTTGCCTTCGTTGCGCAGACGGCTAACCCAAGCCGACACGCTGGCATGAAGAGAAGCGTCGGACACGCCGTCCAGAGCGATCACGTTAAATTCCTGCGTCTCGAAAGCGGCCAGCGCGTCCAGATAGTCCGCATTCGCCAGGCCGGAAATTCCGGAATCCCCACCGCTCAGAGAAACGCCGGATACGTTGGCGAGTACGCCGCTGCCCTCGGCCAATTTCTCGGCTGAAATCCACAGGTTGCCCGAATCGCTGTTAATGGCGTCCGCCGCCGCTTGAATCGAATCGCCGTCGAACGTAAACGTCCGCAGAAGCGTCGTGCCTTCGAACAGCTTCAAGTCTTTTTTCGCCGCGTCGACCGCATTGGCTTGAACCGTCGCCTTAAAACCGTTGCCCCGGGCGCCCGGATACTTCGCCGTCAGCTTCAGCACGCTCGCCGGAGTTCCGGCCGTATCGGCCAAAGTCAGCTCGGAAGCGGACGCGCCGCTTGCCGCCAGGCGATAGGCGATAACCTTCTTCGCCCCGCCGAGCAGAGCCAATCGAATCGCGCGGTATGCAGTTGCTCCGTCCGCTTCCGATCTCGTGAACGCGTTCGCCGCTTCGGCTTCGCTGGCAATTTCCACGAATCCGTTAACCGGGCCCCAATGCGCTCTTACCGGGACAATCGCCGTTCCTCTTGCTCCCGGTTGAATCGCGGCCGTCGCCGCTGCCCGAAATGTCATATAAAATCCCGGCAATACTGGTTTGTCCGTCGTGCTCCAAGTTCCTCCCGCCATCTTACAACACCTTCCCTTTCAGAAATTGGCCGACCAGGCGTTTGGCCTCGTCGACGGTAAATTCGTTCTTGCCTGCAGAGTGCAGCGCCCCGGCTACGGCCTCGGGCCTGACACGGAACAGTTCGTCCGCATGTTGAATGAGTTCATCCCGGGCGTATGCCGCCTCGGGCGCTTTCTTGTTGGCCATCCGTTCCACCTCGTTCATGAATTTGGATTCGGTTGAAAATTTACTTCCCGCATCAGCGGGCCTTGCTCGGCATAACGTTCGATTTTACGCGAGAAGGTGACAAGAATCTGTCCCTCTGTCATCGCGTCCCGTGCCAGATCGACGCTTGGCGTCAGCACGGTCAGGTACCGCCGTTCCGGCAGGCTGAGCGGAATTTTCACAGCTTCGCTCAAGCTTTGCGCAAGCGCGGCGGCCGTCATCGTCTGCTCGTTCACCGTTCGTCCGACCACATGTCCGATCGCCTTTTTGCGGACCTCGATCGTTGAGGCTCTGGAGCCCGCGACCGTCTCGATGCCTTCCCATCTCCAGAGGATGGAAGGGCGTTCGTAGTTCGCCGGCCATCTGCCGCTGTAAGCTTGCCAATCGGAATCCCCCAATGTATCGAGCGTCCAATCGCAGATCGCATCCAGCCAATCGTCCTGCACCGTCTCCTGAGCGGTTCGAGCCCCGATCACGGAGAAACGAAGTCCCCTCGTAATGACTTCGCGGTCCGCATCGGCCTTGTCTGGACCGACTGTGCCTTCGTAACGGCACGTGAACTCGACTAACGAATCGGGATCGACGAGAGCTTGTCCGTCGAGTGCCTCGACGATCAGATCGGACAGTTCGTCCACTTCGGAAAAATCCGACTGCTGCGCTGCGCTGGGCCAGCATTCGAACAAAGTCGTGATCCCCGTCCAATCGGTATCCGTCGACTCCGTCCCTTGGATGAGAAGAATGTAAGGCTTGTCCAAGGTCGATGCCGATTCGTGGGCCTCGAAGATGCGCCCGCCGATGGATGAAATCTGCTGACTCAGCCTCTCTCGAATGCCGGCTCTCATGGGAGCGCCTCACGGCTGTAGAAAGATGAGATCATGGCCATGTTTTCAACCTCCTGGTCTTTCAAAATGTTCCTCTCACCCTTAAGTGGCAACCGTACGACAAACCGTCTAGCCGACGAGAATATGGATGCTGCCAACGTTGCCGTCGACTTTGCGCTGAGCGCGGACCATGTAGGTGCCGACGCTGGATTTGCTGATGTTCAGCATGGCGGCGATCTCCGCGAAGGAGAAGCATTCACCGTGGGCCAGCGTGTAGCAGCTTCGCTCGCGCTCGGTCAGTCCGCGGAAGGCGGCTTCGAGGCGAAATCGGCCGGCCTCGTCGGCCGGCTGTTCCGGCTCGGCAGCCTCCCATAAGGAAGAGGAAGGCAGATTGAGCGGATCGGTCGGCACCTCGCGCTGGTAGCCCGCCCGCCGCTCGATGCCGCGCCGACTCCCCGGCCTTCTTCCCGTCTCCAGCCATTCGATTACATAGGAGCAACTGGCGATCATCTCCATAATGAGACTGCGATCTTTATCGAGCGCCAGCAGCGCGTTCATCTCCTCCAGCGTGCGGACAGGTTCCATTCGAGCGATGCGTACAGTCAGTTCGTCCGCTTTGCGAAGCAGTTCGCGCCTCGTCTCGACGTAGCTCTCCAACGTTGCGGCTCCCAGATTCGTAATGCGATTGATCTTCAT